CACAGATCGGGTGGATGTACCTATCCTGAGTCATCTTGATCACCTGAGTTACATTCTTCAGGTCAATATTTGCGGAGGCTACTGTGAAGTCCTTGAAGGACTGCTCCGATATCATTAAAACATTTGCGCTCATCGTGATGTCTTTTCTACTACTACATTTCTTTTCCACTCATGACGGCAGAAAGGAGTTCTTCTTCCTGTGTTCGGGTTGGTGTACCATCCACCGCACAATTGAAAAACGCTATAGCCTAGCTGATTGGATATATTTTGAATCTCTTCTCTAGTGAAGAACAAACCGCTGCCATATAGCCTCTCGCACAAAGGTCTTGATCCGCTCTGTGCCGCAGGTACATTTGGTCTCTCTTCGTAGCTGTAAAGCACCTTAAAAGAAGTCACAGGCTGAAGTCTCTTGATAGCTGCATCTCCTGTCCGGGTTACGGATCTAGTGATCAAACCTTCACGGCTTATCTTCTCTACCAACACCTGATCATCAATCAAAGTATTAATTCTTGAGATCACGGATGCTTCATCAATGCCTACTATTTTAGCTAGTTGTGGAATCGTGATGTTTTCGTTTCTCTGGATCTGAGTCACGATCTTCTTCTGAACTTCATTGAGTAGGTACTCAGCAAATAGATCCTGCTTGATAAAATCATCCATTGAGGAAAAGTGCATTTTTGAACTTTCAATCACTTTGAATTTATCCTTCGCAATGCCTTTGCCTTCAAACTTTGATAGGATATTCGCATCGTGTTCTGAGATAGAACAATGAAGGTGGAGGTGATCTGAAAATCCTTGGGTAGGATCTGTGATTACTTCCGTAGGTGTTACGATTTCAGTCCTTACAGGAAGTCCGATTAATTGGCGCAATTCATTTACATCCATAGATTCAACTACCTTAGTAGCAATCAATGGGGAAAGGCTGTTCAATGAGTTGATGATGTCCTGTGATCCTTGGCTTTCCTTCTTCTCGATAGGTGCAAGTCCTAGCTTCTCACGGATTTCATCCTGAGTCATGTTTGTGCTTATGATCTGCTCGCTAAATGTGAATGCAATAGGCTCAGTCTTCTTGATCTCTAGTTCAACTATGATATCATTAAACTTCAGCAAGTAGTTAAAAACTTCCTCAAGTGCTTGCTGCTTTGAGTTTACATAGGTGTTCTGGAATAGTTCAGAAGCCTCTCTCATTTCAGATCTTCCGCCTAGCTGCCCTTCAGTCTTTACTCCAAAAAGCATTGGGCTAGTAACTTTATGCCCGGTGAAAATCTCCTGCTGAACAGTCTTATTCAATAGGTCAAAATGCTTATCTAGTTCAGTACCCGATAGATCAATAATCGAAGGTTCGTTCTCCTTGCTATCATTGAAAGCAAGCATGAATTTTCCTGCATTCTTTGATCCTGAAAACTTGTCTTTGAATTGTCTCTCGATCCGATCCTCTTCTTCTTGGCTTACCTTACCTCCATTCAAGTTGATCAACTTGCTTGAGAACATCCCGTTGTTTATGGTGTTCAGGTGGTACTCACCGATAGAGATATCTAGTTCAATGTAGGAGATCGCACCTCTGTAGTCCGGAAGGCTGTAGGTATTCGCTCCTGCTCTGTATTCCTTAAAGTAAAGGATCTGAGTACCGGTGGTATTATTAGGATCGAATGCCGGGTAGGTATTAAAGTCAGGTCTAGGGTTGACATTGTCATTCTTGATCCAATTGTCAGAGACATAGAATTCGCTATTGTCAGCGTTAGTTCTCACCTTGTAGTAGTCTACATGATAGAGTTCTGCAATCTCTCCAGTGCCTTTAGTCCAGATCACCTGAAGATAGTAACCTCCAAAAATAGATAGATCAGTGACTAGCTTTTTGGTCAATTCATTTAGGCTTTCCTGC